TTACTTTGCGTTTTTTACCTTTTGGTGTTCTAAACTGCCAAAGGTACTTTCTTCCAATGTATTTTCTACCGTTTAGTTTATTTTCTATTAGATAAACAAAACCAAAGTAGTCTCCTATGTCAGCACTAGTAAAAGGATTTCCATTATAACTCCATGGATTGTCATAGTCAATATCTATACTCATCAATTATATCAAGGACTTCGTTCAGATATTTATGTGCCAGTCCTTTCATATCCATTTCTGGACGAATATGATCTTTATAAAGTTTGTCTTTTAGTTTTAATACCCGAACTTTAAGTTCGTCTTTATTAAGTTGATTTTTAGGCATAAAAAATGGGAGATTACTCTCCCATATCTATAATATTTTAATGAATTATATTAATCCACTCTTTACAATAATCATAATCTCCAAACAAATATTCATCACATTCCGCTGCTTCTTTGTATGCGTTCAGGATTTCCTGCTCGCACCATTCATCATAATTGGAATCCTGCGAAAGTATTTTTGGTAACATCTTGCTTAATACCCCCCACTACATAGGACTCAACTTCCGTTTCTTGTGGAGCAACTTGAAGTCCTTTAGAAGAAATCCAGTGTTGAGTCCAAGGAAGAGGATTATTATTTGCTGCAATATCATACTGTGGTTTTAACCCAATTGCTTTAAGTCTTCTGTTTGCAATCCACTCAACATATTGCTGAAGAAGTTTATCATTAAGTCCAATCATGCTTCCATCTTTGAACAGATAATCTGCCCAACGCTTTTCTTCATTTACAGCACGATCAAACATAGCATATGTCCATTCCTCTTCTTCTTTCATAATTTGTTTCATTTCTGGATCATCACCATCACGCCATTTATTCAGAATATTTTGAGTAATGGCTAGGTGTTGGTTTTCGTCTCTTGCGATAAGACTAATGATTTTAGCGGATCCTTCCATAAGCTTAAGTTCACCAAAGGCGAAACTACAAGCAAAACTAACGTAGAAGCGAATACCTTCAAGAATATTAACGTTTGCGACTGCTCTGTAGAGTTTTCTTTTAACGTCATTAAGTGTTTCCTTTGCGTATGATACTCCTTCAAGATTATGCATCCAAGTATCGGATACACCATACTGTTGCGATGATTGAATGAAGTCATCATAAGACTCTGTAACGCTCTTAGCACGCTCCAGAATACGCTCATCGGTCACTATTTTATCAAACACCTCACTTGGATCAGAATACACATTTTTAATAATATAAGTGTATGAACGTGAGTGAATCATTTCCATGAATCCCCACACTTCCATACATGCTTCCAATTCAGGAAGTGAGCAGTATGGAATGAACGCCATGCCAGGTCCACGTCCCTGAATAGAATCAAGCATAATTTGATACTTCAAGTTAGAAGTATAGATGTGCTTTTGTTCTGGACGAAGTGTTTGATAATCTCCACGATCCTTCTGGAGAGACACCTCTTCGGGTCTCCAGAAGTATCCTAGTTGCTGAGTAGTTAGTTTATCGAATATAGGATATTTGTATGAATCATATCTTTGAACTCCTAAAGGTTTACCAAAAAACATTGGTTGTTTTTTGGTATTAACTTGTTCTGTATTAAAAACAGTCATTCCTTTAATTTGTGTTTGCGGATCTTCCGTTGAAGAAATTTTAAACTGCACAGGATTCACACTCTCCCTCCTCTACTGAACTTAACTCACTTAGCAAATCTTGAAGATTGGGTTTCTCTTCTACTACCTCATCAGTCTTAATATCATAAGTGTTTTGATAGTAAGAAGTTTTCCACCCGTACTTGTATGTAGTCAAAAAGTCATTTGCCATTACTGAAGTAGGAACTTCATTGTTGTCATAATTTTCTGGATTATAACTCCAGTTACCAGAAATTGCTTGATCAAAGAATTTCTGCATCACCGCAACAATGTTAATATAACCATTGTTGTTAGGCATATCCCAAAGAAGCGTATAGTTGTTCTTGAGAGTATGATACTGGGGAACAATCTGTTTGAGTGGTCCCTTTTTACTTTTCTTAACGGACAAGTAATCCCTAGGTGGTTCGATTCCATTAGTTGCATTTGACACAACGGAACTACTCTCCGATGGCATCTGTGCGGACAGAGTTGAGTGCCTAAGTCCATGTTCCAAGATAGATGCTCTAAGAGTTTCCCAATCATGTTCCAATTTAACAGAAGTAATTTCGTCTACATCTTTTTTGTAAGTGTCAATTGGAAGAATTCCATCGGCATACTTAGTACGTCCAAAGTATTCACAGTGACCCTTTTCTTTAGCAAGTTGATTAGATGCTTTCAGTAGATAATACTGGAATGCCTCAGTAAGACCATGAACCGCATCCCATGCTTCTTGATCCCCATAATTAAATCCAAGTTTTGCCAAATAGTGTGCAAGACCAATAAACCCTATACCAAGTGAACGACGTGCCTTAGTGGCGATTTCTGCCGCTGCTACGGGGTATTTCTGATAGTCAATCAATTCATCCAAACCACGAACAGAAAGATCACAAAGTTCTTCAAGTTCTTCATCAGATTTTACTTTACCAACATTAATAGCAGAAAGAATACAGAGAGCAATCTCACCACTTGTATCATCAATATGTTGAATAGGATAAGTTGGAAGGGTAATTTCTTGGCAGAGATTGCTCATCTCAACTTTATCTTTGAAGGAAGAATGAGAATTACAATGATCAATATTCATGATGTAGATACGACCCGTCTCAGCCCTCTCCTTAAGGAGACTGAGAATGAGTTCTTGTGCCTTAATAGTCTTTTTCGGAACGGACGTATCCTTTTCATATGAAACATAGAGATCGTCAAAACTAGCGAGTCCGAAAGAATCATAAAGTCCAGGTACGTCATGGGGACTAAAGAGAGTAATCTCTTCATCTTTAATAAACCTTTCATAAAACAACTTTGAAATTTGAATAGAGTAGTCAAGTTTACGAACTCGATTGTCTTCAGTTCCTTTGTTGTTTTTGAGAACTAGAATATCTTCTATTTCTTGGTGCCAGATTGGGAAGTGGACTGTCGCGGATCCACCTCGTATGCCATTCTGCGTGCAACATCTGACAGTTGCTTCAAACTTCTTGAGAAATGGTACAACACCCGTGTGTTGAACTTCTCCACCTCTGATTTTGCTGTTGATGCCACGGATTCTACCAGCGTTGATGCCGATTCCCGCCCTCTGTGCAACGTATCTGCCAATAGCCATATCAGAACTAAAGATACTATCGAGGGTGTCATCAACATCAACAAGGACACAGCTAGCAAATTGTCTAAGCGGAGTTCGCACTCCCGCCATGATTGGTGTTGGGATGTTGATTTTGTGCTTTGAGATTGCGTCATAATACCTCTTGACATATGACATTCTTGTTTCTTTTGAATACTCTGCAAAAATAGTCAGAGCAATCATCATGTACATAAACTGTGGGGTTTCATATACACCCCCACTGCTTCTATCTTGCACCAGATACTTATCAACGACTTGACGTAAACCTGCATAAGTGAACAACATGTCACGCTCATGATCAATATATGAGTCTGCTCTTTCAATTTCTTCCTTAGAATATTTACTAAAAATTTCACTATCGTAAACTTCATTGTTTACGCAGTTATAAATGTGTTGTTCTAGAGTAGGAAGTTCCTTCATCTTTCCATAAAGTTGCTTCCTAACTGAAAAGAGTAGTAAACGAGATGCAACATATTGATAATTTGGATGTTCCAAATCAATCAAATCGGAAGCAGAACGAATCAGAATTTCCTGAATTTCTTCGGTAGAAATTCCATCATAGAATTGAATTCCAGATTTCATTTCAACTTGACTTGCAGAGACTCCAGCAAGACCCTTACATGCTTCATCAACCATTAAATGCATCTTGTCTAGATCAAGAGACTCAATTCTTCCATCACGTTTTTTAACTTTGGTGCCGTTACTCATATTTTCTTCCAAGTAGTAAATTTTAGTTTTGCTTCTAATCCAGAATAAGTATTTGATTCTATCACAGATTGAACATTAAGTCCAGACAAAATCATATCATTAATGTCTTTTTCTTTTATTGTTGAAGGCCAGATGACAACTTTTTGTCCATCGCTAATGGCACGGGAGATTCTTGAGTGGATTTCTGCATTACGTGGTTCGTTATCATAAACCCAAACACAATCGCTAATACCCCACTTACTAACATCACCATCAGCTCCGCAAAGAGCAATTGAGTTGCGAATGAAAGTTGAGTCGAATGGACCTTCTGTGATGTAGACAGTTTTACTTTTTTCAATTTCATCAATCCCATAGATTTTTGGTGCATTATCATTAAGCATTACGGTAATGTATTTAATCTTGCTTGGACCAAGTGATCTACCTTGAAATCCCACAAGAGTATTTTGATAGAACAAAGGAATAATAATCCTAGGTTCATCTTTAGAAATATCATCGAAGACTTTCTTTAATGAATTTGTCCACGACTTAAAATTTTCGGCGTAATAATAGTTATATGGGTTTAACTTTCTTTTTACCAAATATTCGTTTGCATCCGAATTTTCTGATGCTTTTGGTAAATTTAATTTTGGTTTAAACTTTGGTACTTCGAAATTAAACTCCGGTTCATCTACTATAAAATTTTTACCAGTTTTTCCATCCTTAAATTTTTCAAAAGTATATTGCTTATAGACTATAGGATCTAATTGCTTAAGAAAGTTGTTAAAAGAAATATTAATTCCACAGTTATGGCACTTAAAATTTGTATTGTTTTTTACTTGATATAGATATCCTCTTGCTTTATTTTTATTTTTTTGAGAATCACCACAAATCGGACAACGAAAATTGTAGAGATTATGCTTTACTTTTTTAAACTTTTGAAATCGAGTAGAAATCAAATTGATGTACTTTACATCAACAAAGTCCATAATAAAAAATTAACCTGTTGACGTATTCTACCAAACTATCGAGATTTGTCAAGGCAAAGTGACGTTATTATTGCAGTCCACTTTACAACAGAATTTGTTGTTTTTTGTAGAGTGTAGAGAGTGACTTTTTTTTGAGTTTTCATTGGCATTAACGCCAACACTCAATTATTTATTTCTAATTTGTTGTATAAATGAATTTACTGATGAAGAAATAACACTATTAATAACAGGAATAAACAGTAGGGCAAAAGCAACTACTCCTGCTGCCATCCATCTAAATTTAAAAAGTTCTTCTATTTTAACTTCTATTTTTCCAACCTTCTCGCCAATATTGATGTCTTGCTTTATACATTGATCAAGTCTCTCATCATGAACTGCAAGCATTTTGCAGATATTTTGATTTGTTTCACTTAAGGTTTGAATGGCAGCATCTACACGCTCTACCATTTCCTCGTGAATTTTTACTCTTTCTTCAAGAACTGCAACTTTAATTTTTGAGTCTTGGTTGAACATTTTTTTTATTGCTCTTGTTTTTTGGGTTTCCAACGATTTCTTGAATTTTTTCCCAAACCTATAACTTTCTTTCTCCTAACAAATCCCATAACAACATCAAATCCAGATTTTGTTTGATCACCAGAGCTAGTGTAACCACCATTACCAACTACCATAGCATCTTCTTTGAAGATTCTATGTTCACGAAATATTTTGATGACTTTATCAATTTTTTTCATTTGAAATCCTAGTTAACTCCTCTAAACATCTTCGATCTATTGGAATTTCGTGTATGTAACACTTTGGGTAATCTGGCAACTTGTCAAGAAAAACTATAAAAGTTTTCATAGATGACCAAAGATCCTTTTCTATTTTAAAAAATAGCATCGGAGTTGCAGCTTCACCAAAAATATTATAAAGAATTATAAAATGATTCAATAGTAAATGAATCCTCAACTCACCATCCCTTTTGTATCTCTTAAGAAGTCTTTTAATATACTTAAAATGATTTAGATCTTTATCAAAATCTTCTCTAGTAACAGCCTGAGGGTTTTCATAATTTTTAATTGCAAATAGAAGAAAATTATCTTCACTCAATTCATTAAAAATCATTTTTTATCAAACGCCGGTTGGATATAGAATTCCGTCAGCACCAGTAGTAATTCCAGACATTGCAACAAGAGTTTCTGTTTTAACTCTTAGATTTCCGTGCATATCAGTATATGTTGTTACTCCAACCCATCCAGCATGTGCGTATCCACCATATCCAGTAGCTACATATTGAGATGATGTTGAAATTCCATATACTTGCTTGTCATATCCATCAACATATCTCTTAAAGGTTAAAGTATCTCCAGTGGATATTCCAGAAGAAATGGTTGATGCAAGAGAAATAGATGTTGCACCTATAGTAGAAATAATAATATCATTTCCACCATTTACTAAGAGATCTCCAACAATTAATCCAGATGGAGCTACTGTTGGAACAACATTCGTACCAACACCAGCAAGGTTTGAAGCAGTTCCTGTAAAAGATAAAGTTGTCAGAGTTCTTGAAGAATCTTTAGCGGTGCTGTATGAAGAATCAGCAACGGTATAAATTGGAAGTTCGCTGACATAGAAGTCAGTCGATGCTATGGAAGTTGTATTAAGTCCAGAATTGGAATTAACCGTAAGTTGTGTGGTGCTAGCAATTCCAACAATAACCGCATCTCCATAATAAGTTCCACCACCACCACGAATTCCAAATCTAATCACATCACCAGTTTTAGCAGCACCAACTTGCCCAAAAGTAGTTCCTGTTCCAGTAACAACCCAAGAATCTCCAACTTGACTAAGAGATACTGTTCCTGTAGAACCGACATTATCATTATTACCCCAGAGTGCCATGTCTTTCTTCCGTAAAAATTATTTGCTAATAATATTTATAAAAAAGGAGACGTTACTTTTTGTCCCCTTTGCGTAAAATTATTCTTAAAAAATTAGTTATTAAATCTAATAATCCATTCTCTTCAAACTTCTTGGTTTTCGCTAACCATTCTGAAGCAGCCAATAAAATACCAAGAACAATAGTTATTCCCCAATTAGTGAGAAAACACGTAATCATGCTTGTGGCGTAAAGAGTTTTTCTTTAACCAACTCAAGAACTACATCATCAATACTATTGTCGGTAGATTTCACATATTTCGCCAAAAGTTCAATGACAAGATTTTTAACTGCAGGATGAGTTGCAACTGAAATTATAATTGGTTTTAAAACCGATACTACTGCACCCATAACGTCCTCCAGACAAAGAGTATTCAGAACTATTTAGAAATCAATTTGCATCTAAAGGAAGTTTTCCGGATTTTTGCATTTGCAATCTTTGTCTCTCAAGATTCTGTTTTTTCATTTGCATCATTTTAAGATTAGCAAGTTTCTGCTTATCCATCATTTCCTTCCTTTTATCTAAAACAGGTTCACTAGAAGGAACTTCGGTTGGAAGCATTTGCTCTACCATTTTCTTTGCCATTTTAGTGGCAGTAGCATACATCACTTCTTTACCTCGACCTGGATATCTTTTCTCAAAGTCTGCTTCCTTATCTTTCATAGACTTTACAATTTCCTCACGCTTTTTCATTTCCATATTAGTCAAAGTCTTTTCATCAATCTGAAAACTTTCACTTCTTACAGAAGCAAGCAAGTCATCTAGTTTTGACTTTCTCTTTTTCTTAGGAGCAGCAGGTGCTTTTGCTTTTGGTGCTGCTGCTTTTTTAGTTGCTGCCTTTGGTTTTGGTTTTGCTGGTGTAGTTGAACTTCCCGCCCAAGGATCTGCGGGTTTTTCTGCTTTTGGTTTTGGTTTTGGTTTTGAAGGAACGGTTGCACTACCTTTCCAAGGATCTGCAGGTTTTTCTGCTTTCTTTTGAGTTGGAGGGGTATAAGAACCACTGCTCACTTTTTCTTTGGTTCCTGCCCCAGCACCACGATATGTTGATGCAGTTCTTGCTTTAGTGTGTGCTGTGCTTGGTTTTTTATCACCACCTTCCATCTTACGAGCAACACCTAATGCACCTTTAGCAACCTTTCTTGCTCCACTTGCAACTGCCGCTGAAGCAGATGCCTTAGCACCACGAACCTTAGATGACAATTTTTTTCTTGCGAGTCTACCAACTGCTCTTAAAAGATTTCCTCTTTTTTTCTCTCCAGTTGGAGTATCATGTCCAAAAGTAACTGTTGCTTCAGTTAGTGCATACTCAAGTGCATCTTCAATATCATCTTCTTCATATCCTTCATCCAGAAGTTCACTATAAACACTCTCAACAATAAAATCTACTTCATCAATCTCAACCATTTCAAGAAGAGTTCCACCAAGATTTTCTACTGCTTCCCCAAGTTTGAGTCCACCTCCCATAGCAGAAGTTTTAACTTTATTTTTAATATTTTTTTTCTCTTTTATTTGCTTATTTTCATCATCAACAACACCATCAACAACCTCTGCGAGATCTTGTCTCCAGTTTGAGAAACCTTCTTTTACATTTTTATTTGCAATTGCCTTACCGATTGCCTTTCTTCTCTTATGAAGATACTTATCAGACTTATCAGTATCACCATCATTATCAATGTCAGCATCCTCTTTACCTACCGGATCAAGTGCTTCAGTTTTGACTTTATCTAGTTCTTTAAGTTTTTTCTGCATTGCTTGATATCCTTTATCATACCCACCACCTTTCTTGGGAACTCCACCATACTTACCACCAGGTCTCCCAAATGGATCCTTTTCTTCACTTTTCATTGCTTCACGCTTTGCCTTAGTTTTAGCAAGAATTCTTGCCTTAGCAGCATCACGCTCAGACTGAGGAATGTCGATGTTAGTTAAAGCACCAACTTTTTCTGCAGGTTTTCCGGGAACTGCAGACTCAGAAACTTGCTCCAAATAAACTTTGGAAATGTTATTCAGGGGATTAATAGACATTGTAAACTTACTATCTCTTTACCTTATACTTATTTATGAATTCCCTAATCTGCTTATAACCCTTATAAGGTTTTGCTCCGTATTGAAGATTTGTTTTATCTCCAGGATTAAATCCAGGTGTCATATCCACAGCATATTTAAAATACCCACCAGTCCCAACTAGTGTATTTGGTTTTCCTTGAACTCTATTTTTCTTTTCCATTTTCACTTCAGAATATTCCATTAAATCTTTAATCCAAGATTTAAACATATAACCTTCTTTAGAAACACAAATTAAATGATTAGTTCCTCTACGAATAACCTCACCAACCAATCCAGTATTTAAGTTTTCTACAATATCACCAATTCTAAAAATTCTACCAGTTACATAATTTTCACGAAGAGATTCTTGATCATATTTTGGTGCAATTTGCCACAATTCAGCAACTTTTTTACTCTTCTTTGCACCCATCCCCTGACGAACAGCATCAAAAAGTGCTCTCGTATCTCCATCATCTAACACCTTTGGAGTTCCTCTACGGAAAGATTTAAAGTCATCTTCAATAACTGCCTTTCTCATCTTAGATGCCGACATTCCCTCCACACCCTCAGCATCAGCATCACGAACACCTGCCGAAATAACACGAATTAAATCAAACTCATAAAGTTCTCCATTATACTTTTGAGCAAGATTTTCAAACTCCGATTGTCTATCAGATCCAACAACAATATTTACATTTGAATATCCCGATTCATTTGCAGCGATCAATACATTAAATATTGACTTCATTTCTTTATCATTAATAATGTTTTCCTCAAAATCTGGGAACATCTTTTTCATGAACGAAATCTTCATGTCAGGATCAAGAGGATTCTTCTTGGGATCTTGTGTTCTAGAAGGATAAATATTAAGATCTCCTCCAGTTGCTGCTTTTCTTGCTGCCTTGAGAAGTTTTTCGTGTCCAACTGTTGGTGGATTAAATCTTCCAAATACTACAGTTAAAGTATTACCACCAGTATCAACATCACCAGTTGGAGTTTCTGATTTTTCTGGTGCTTTTGGTGCCGGTTCTGCAGTTGGTTTTGCTTCTGGTTTTTCTGCTGCTGATTTACCTACTGCGCCTTTAGGTTGATCCTTTCCACCATCTACTCTACCTTTATCATAAAATACTAGTTTTCCCTTTTCTGTTTTCGCAACAAATTCTCCACGTGTGTCTAACCAACCACCATGTCCATCACTCTTGAGGTTTAGTTTTTTCGCTTGCAGAGATGCTTGCGATTGAGTTGCCTCTGTTAAAAATTGGGAAAAACTCTTCATATTGTTTAATCTTATACTTTTATTTATTAATACAGTTTTCCGAAGGGTCCAAACTTATTTCCTTTTTTAATTGCTAAGAATACAATATCTGTCCAAACTTCAGATTGTTTTTTATCTGGAGATATTTTATAAATTGCATCCAAAAAAGCAAGTTGCATCAATTTTGAATTTGCAACATGTGGTCTTTCAAAAAATGTTGCCTTTATATTTTTATCAAATTCATTACTACTAGTAACTCCAGTTTCAACTTTTGTTTTTATTCTATTAAACATAGACTTGAATTCATCATCTCTCTTCAAATATTCATCCAAAGATTTTGGATAATTTCCATTTACTTTATCAAAAGTTTGTCCACAGTCCTTTAAAAGTTGAACCACCATTTCCACTTGAGCTTTGCCACCTCTAGCTGCACCGGCACCAATTTGCGTGGCTTCCCATTTTAAGTTACTAAACTTAGATGAATCATTTGCTTTAATTTGAAACTTAAATCCCTTACCATCTTTTTTTGTTAATTTAACAATTGTATCCTGTGTCATATTTTCAGTAAACTTAATGACAACATTAACATTTGGAAAATTATATTCATCAATTTCATCCAAAGTTAATTGTTCTATATTATATTCTTCAAATTTTGCTTGCTGCCCCGATACTTTTTTTAATGATATACCAACCAGTTTTCTTTCTTTATATAAAGATCTCATTACAGTATTCAATTCTTCTATAGTTTGACTACCTTTACTTCCATCTACTGTTTTATCTATTACATCAGTAATTTTCTTAACCGAAGATTTAATTAACCACATATCAGCAGGATCCCAATTATCCTTTTTAGATATTCCAAATTTCTGCACTATAACAGTACTTATATAATCCATAAAAGAACCGCTACCACTGTGATCAAAAACATTCCACTGACTATTAGAAAATTCATCAAACATTTTTTTATGCTGCTTCCAAAATACTTCCATCCATTCAAATTCAACAGTCGGATATACTTTTCTAATACCATTCATCGTTTCCACGTCATTCATCATCGCTTCAACAGATTTCCAAGTAATGTTATCCTTTAAGACTCTTTCAAAAACATAAGTAGAAGCCTTTTCTTGCATTAAAGTTGTTTTTGCATCTGCAGCTTTAGTTGCAGTTGGTTTATATGAAATAGTAACAGATTTTAGAGATGATTTTGGTTCAAATGAAAGAATTGTAGATGGAAAAGAAGATCCACTAACTACTTTTGAAGTATAAGGAATTTTTTTCTTGTCCAACAACTCATGAATTTTTGAAGAGGTTTCAATTCTATTGACAGATCCTACTTTTATTTTTTTAGTTGTTTTTGTTGCGGTTTCATTAATCGAAACCGATCTGTCCTTTTTTATCTCTTCCAGAACATCCACAAATTCTGAAACCTTAGCAAAAGCCATTTTTTGTGCACTATCTTTCAAGTATTTAGAAGTGGAGGATATCGGACTCGAACCGATGACATCTTGCTTGCAAAGCAAGTGCTACTACCAACTGAGCTAATCCCCCAATAAAAGATATTATAAAACCCACTCAACAAAATGTCAAGTGGGTTAGAGCAACCTTCCGATTTATTTATCAACCCTTCTTGGCACGAATTCTTGCAAGAACTGCACCAGCAACTTTTTCACCACGCTCCTTAGATCCATAACGCTTACCTGCTTCTTTAGCAATCTTTGCAAATTGCTTACCAGGTTTGCCGATATCCTTACCTTCCCTTGCTGCCTTTGCTGAGTATGATGCTTCCTTTAAATCATCCTCTTCTTCATCATCTTCGTCCTCTTCAGACTTTTTGGACTTTTTACCCTTTTTCATTTCTTCATCCTCTTCGTCTTCTTCGTCCTCATGCATCGCTTCAACGATAGCATTAATATCTTCACTATCTAACTGATTTGCCATCATCCACTCTGCTTCTTCCAGAGTTTCTGCAAATCCTTCTACTTGGAGGAATTCAAGAACCACATCAAAGATATCAAATTCTTCCTTAGCAAACTCACCCATTGCTTTTTGCTTACGGAGTTTCTTAGCACTCTTGGTTACACCACCAGCACCCTGAGAAGGATAATCATGATCTTGACGAGTACCTACACCGTGCTTAGAACCTGCTCTTGCTCTTTCTCTATCGTCAGAGGTCATACCCTTTCTTGGTGAATCATCCGGAGTTCTATTAGCAGGGTTGGTTCTGCTTAGCATCTTCTTGAGGAATGGTTTCCTCTTTGCAGTCATTTTGGTTCCTCTTGCTGCACTATATGCCTTTGGGGTAGTACCATATGAACCTTCTGCTTCATCAATCTGTTCTACTTCTTCAAGGCAAATATCATAAAATTCATCATAAGAATATGATGAAAGATCATATCCCTCATCAAGAAGAGTATTTACAATCCAATCAAACTCTTCATTCTTAAGTGCTGCTGCTCTTTTTGCTGCTTTATTACCTCTACCGTGCTTCATGTCAGCACCATACTTACTATATCCTGCCTTTAAATAACGGTCGTGTGCTTCCTTTGATTTGTCTGCAACTTTTTTAGTATATACAGAACCACCGTACTTATCTTCATCTCTTTCTGCTCTTGCACGACTACGATTGAGAATTTGTCTTTTTGCCGAAGTATCAGATTTTTCTGGACCAACATTATATCTTTGACGCAAAACTTCACCCCTACTCATTGGTTTTGGTGCTTCCGCATCATTTTCCCCGCGACCAAGCAATCTCTTTACAGCGGAACGAAGTCCTTCTTCAATTTCCTCTTGTGGAGCATAAACCTCAGCATATGCTTCAACTAATCCCAAGAATTCTTTGGTATCCATTTTTTACAAATACTTTTTAGTTATTTATAAAAAAAACTCCCGAAGGAGTTAAAAGTCAAACACTAAGAACGGCACTAATACTATCATCTAGTTGTTGAATCACTCCACGAATATCAACCACACGAGGAGGAACACTTACCTCATCATAGGTATATCCTTTTTGAGCATCAAACAGAACTTGACGAACTGCTGCAGCACTACGAGCATCAAGTTTGAATGTTATTTGTTTTTCTTCTGTCATAGGTCTCCCTCCTTACGATTTTCAGAACGTTCAATACTAAATGCACCCTCAGGATAACGGGCATTCAGTTTTTCAAAGTTCATTTGGATTACTTCTTCAATAGAAATATCGAGTCCAATACATGCCTGAGAAACGTACCACATAATATCTCCAAGTTCACGCTTCAGGTGAAAAAGATTTTCTTCATTTACTGATTTGCCTTGGAAGACGATTTTTTTTACAATCTCAGTAAATTCACCTGCCTCAGCACTCATACCTACAGCAGCAGTAAGCAATCGCTCTGTAGGAAATCCTTTCTCACGAAGTTCCATGAGACGATCGATAAAAGGTGTGTGTTCTTTACTAGGATTAGAGGTAGTTGTATTAACAAACTCAACATACTTGTTCAAATCAATAGTCATTAGAATTTAAATCCTTCGAATGTTTTTTTAGGTTTCTTTTCTTCATAATCATACTCTTCATCCTTTCCATTGTCAAGGATATCTTGTTGGGCAGATTGTTCGCAATCATAAAGACGCATCTTTGCCCTATCAATACCAATCACAAAACGTTTGTGAATGGTAGGATCATTATAGCGATTCTTAAGTTGTTTAACAAGAATCTGTCCAAGTCCTTCGAGTTCTTCAGTAGAAATCAAAGCAAACATCAAATCAGCAGTAGCAGGCAAACCAAATGATTCTGAAGTATCCGTCAGTTCTACATCAGAAGATCCATAACCAGAACGAGTTGTCTGTGTAGCACTTACGATGGGAACATTAAACTCCACAGCAAGTCCACGAAGTTCTTCGGCAATTGCTTTCACAAAAGTGTACGAATTAATATTTGCATTTCCACGATATCTGGAAGAAGAACAAATGTTAAGATAGTCAATAAAGATAATATCTGGTTTGAATGACTTCTTAAGAGCAAGTTCGTTAAGAAGAGATTTAAAATGTCCAGCATGAGCAGAAGCAGTTGGATATTCCTTAATAATCAAAGTGCCTTGAGTCTTCTTTGCCAGATTATTAACTTTATTTTCAAACATTTGCTTAGGAAGATCAACGATGTCTTGAATAGGAACATTCAAGAGGTTTGCGTCAATTCTTTCAGCAATGCGTTCTTCTGCCATTTCCAGCGTAATGTACAAAACGTTCCTCCCTTGGAGCAAGACGGAGCTAGCAACATGGCACATGAATAGAGACTTGCCGACGCCCGTACCAGCAAGAGCGATATTAAGAGTTTTGTTAGGGATCCCACCTTTCGTGATTTTGTTAAAATATTCAAGATCAAATTCAATTTTATCCTCCTTTTTGTGATATGATTCGTACCTTTGTTCATAATCTTGTAAGTAATCGTGTCCAATGTGAGTATCAAAACTCACAGAAAGAGCATCAGAAAGAATGGAAGGAATACTATCTCGATTTTTCTTCTCATCCTTACCATCAGCAATATGAATTGATTCCATAAGTGCCAAATAAATGGCACGATCACGACACCACTTTTCAGTTGTATTAATTAACCAATTAAACTCTACAGGAACATCCTCAAGAGAAGAAATCAAATGAATGATTTCTTTAAAAGATGTATCATTAATATCATTACGTTTTTCAACTTCAATACAAAGAACTTCCTTTGTTGCTGGTTGATTATATTGTTGAATAAATGAGAAGATTTCCTCAAATACAATTTTTTGATTGGCGTCTTCGAAATATTCAGATTTTAAAAATGGTATTACTTTTCGGATATATTCTTCATTGTGCAACAAATTTCTTAGTATTAAAAATTCAACATTATCCATCATTTATAGTGCAAATATGTACTGAGAATGTACTTTGAATTACTTATTGGTGGTTTTCCTGCGTGAGGAAACATCCAAAGCGGAGGAAAAATAACCATTCTACCAGCAGTTGGTTTTATCTCCAAATCACAAAAAGTAGTTTCTCCCCCATCATCAACATCATTCAAATACCAAAAGAAAGAAAGAAATCTTCTCGAAGACTCATAATCAGTAACATCGACATGACAATCAAATGCCTCATCTTCAGTATTTAAATACCTTTTAATACGAAATTGCTCAAAGGCATGTTCTGAAGGAAAACATCTTTCATCTATAAAATTATAATATTCTTTTTTATATGAAAAAACTTTGGATATTAATGTGTTATGTTTTTCCTGAACCTCTTTAGATATAGATACATTCTGTGTTAGATTAAACTGTGTAAAATTTGGTTTTCTGTTATTTCTAATTACTTCATGTTTATCTTGATTTTCTTCGAACAACTGAATCAAAAAATCACAAATAGATTTATCTAATACATTATCATATACTTTAATTAAGTCAGTTAATTCAATTCCCATAACTAAACTCTTCTTTTGCAATCTCATCAAGTTTTTGCATTACTTCTTCGGTAAAATATACCTCAGGTTCTTTAAGAATCTGTTTAGCATATAACTTCTTACCATCAATTTCATAGCGTCCTGCTACGTTTTTCCAAAGTCCACCAATCTCACCGAGTTCAAGAAGACCATAATATCGATCAAGACCACGCTCATCATAAAACAAACGAATCTCAACATCCTTATTTTCTTTACTCAAACGCGACTTAGCAGTCTTAGCTTTGATAATATTGCCGACCACTTCCGTTCCATCTTTTTCTTTCTTTTTGCTGAGATAAATGATTGTACTTGCTGCGTATTTGAGTCCAGAACCTCCTCCCATTTCTTTAGTTGGTACGTAAGCTCCGATGACATCGTATGTATGATTTGTGACAATGAGCGGGACATTTGCTTGACCTAGTTTGAGTGTGAGCATTCGAAATGCACCTTTAATAAGTTGAGATTTAGTCATATCTCGAACTTCTTTTTCATTAAGTGCGTCAGTAATCTCTTTAGATGTAGAAAGCATACCCAAAGAGTCTAGAACAAACATACAAGGTTTGCGATCTTCTACAGGTGCCTTCAAATACATATCTACTGCTTTAAGTGCCTTTGTACGGAACTCTTCAATAGTAACTACATTAACAACGACTAAACGAGATGTATCAACACCACGACTTTCTAGAAGAGATTTAGTGATAGCAGCCTCAGTGTCAAAGTAGAGACAGTAACCATTGGTATTAGAATCAAGAAAGTTCTTAACCACGGCGAGAGAGAAAAAAGTCTTTCCAGTAGAAGACTCTCCAGCAATAGCAGTAATCTTATTCCCAGATACACCGCCAAATACACTACCTGAAACCAGTGCATTAAAAATGTATGAGCCCGTGTCAACATAAGTTTCTGTCTCGTCTATGTCTGATGCCAACTTAGTATAGTCATCACCGATTTCTTTTACAATGTCTTTAAGAAAATCCATCTTTTTTCCCCTTCAAATAGTTTATTTTATATGTCCAAAGTTTAGTATATAGAGTAGGATGGACATTCCTTATAATTTCTATAATTGTTTCCAATTCTTTTTTATCGATAGGCAAATACATCACATAAAAAAAGATTCCAAAGTTGTAGTTTTTTCTATTTTCCACCCAATAATATCAAGAATTACCTTAAGTGGTTCTAGAAATGATTTTTCAAATTGTAATTCATAATCTATGTATCTGTCAAGATTTAGTTCCTTAGGGAACTCTTGTATAAATGAGATTACATTTTCATGGATAGTATTTGGTTTCTTAAGGTAAACAAATTTAATCTTTTCTCCATTTTGTATAAGAGAATATTTGTTATTAAGTTTATTTTGTTTTATGTAATGATTGAAAAGAAGTGCTCCCCTAACGTGAATCGGAGTTCCTTTAATATAAATGTCGGAATGAGATTTATATTTCTGAACATCAGAAGCAGAACGTGGAAATGAAATTTCTTCAGGAGAAAGACTTGTGAATTTATTGCGAGATTCCTCAATAAATTTAATCATATCATCTTCACTACCACTCATCATAAGATTGAAAGATTCTTTTAGCATCTTGCGACAAGGAGCTGGGGTAGAAGATTTAATTGCTTCAATTCCTTTGATTTTGAGTTTAGGAGTTTCATAACGAACTCCTTCACTATCCCATACACTTAAAATATATCTCTTCTTCGCAGTCCAAATACCACGCTCAGCAATACACTCACGTTTCATAAACATTTTTTGATCGTAAGCATTCACGTATTCCGCCAATTCTTGGTAAGAATTTTCAATATACTTTTCAAGTTCCATAGAACAGATCTTATCAAGGAACGAGACAACGCTTTCAGTAGTTTTTTCTCTTCCTTTGTATACAGTTTCAACCAAAGGACCCATATTAATATAAAGAGAATCAGTATCCGAAGCAATAACATAATCTTCACCGTCAGTTTTAAGAATTTTGTTGAGATATGAATTCATTTTATTCATAATCCACTGAATTGATACTTGCCCTGAAAAAGTAATTGCTTCAGCATTCGACAATTTATAGTAACGAAAATACTGATTACCAATAGCACCATAGGCAGAGTTGAGTTGAATCTTTCGTGCCATCTGAATGTTATTGCAGCGAGCAATCTCTTTAATCAATTGCTTGTTCTTCGTTTTTTCATATTCTTGTTCAGCAGCAAGCATCTTCTTTTTAAAGATTACACGTTCATTGTAAATCTTTTCCATTAATTCTGGAAGAAAACCACGAACATCTTTACGATACATTGCACCATTTGCACAAATTGCATAATCTTTATACATCTCAAAAGTAAGTTCTTGATTTAGAATCTTATCTACATTGACTGTTGGATGTTTTTCTTCAACCAATGTTTCGGGAGAAATATTGTATTGCATAATCAGGTGAGGATATAGTGAGTTCAAGTCAAAACTCACAACCCAATCGTAAAGTCCAGGAATTGGTTCTTTTACATAGGCACCAGCATATTTTTCATCCTTACGTTCTTTATTTCGTGGAGGAATTACAATGTTTCTTTTCTTGAGGTATGTGTAGATAATATTGTCCCACATGCGAACTTGATAAAACACATCGGCATAATTTACCTTTGCGTCATATGCCATAGTAAGAGCAAGTTCAATCAGTTTCATCTTGTCTTCTAGTTTATCGACAAGTTCTACGTCAATGATATTATACTCAATAAATTTCTGCCATCCTTTAGTGTAGAAATCTTTAAATGTATCAAATTCAGAGTGATCCAACTTTTTCTGCCCAAGTTCAACTTCGGCAATATAATCAAGACGATAGGACTCTTGAACTTTATAGGTAAACTTTTTATAAAGATCTAGATAATCAAGTTGAGTTAGTCCACCTACATCAAATGTCGTATGCTTTCGTCCATTAATAAAGATTTCTCCTTCAGTTACAAGTCCCCAGTTAGAAAAACGCTTCATTAGTTTCTCACCAAGAACACGATTCAGGCGCTTACAGATATAAGGAACGTCATACAACTGAATGTTCCATCCAGTAATCACATCAGGAACATCAACCATCCAATAGTTAATGAAATGATTGAGAAGTTCATACTCAGAAGGACAATAATAGTATGTTACATCCTTACGAGTGTTATTGAATGGTTTAACTCCCCATGTCGTAATCTTCTTAGTAGTATAATCCTGAATACTAATGGATAAGATTTCTTCTGAGGCAGATTCTACATCTGGGAATCCACCTTCAGAAGCAACCTCAATATCTAGAGTTACAAGTTTGATTTTGCTAATGTCAAATTTGATTTCATCTTCTGGATATTTCTCCGAAATATACTGGTAGATGTAACGATCATTTCCGTAAATTTCGAATCCATCTACATTTTCATACTTACTATAAAACTCACGACAGTCTTTAACTGTACCGGGATTTACCGGTTCAACTGCTTCACCACTTAATGTTCTATACTTAGAGTCTTTTTTAGACTTTACATAAAGAGTTGGAAAAAACTCATCTCTAGTTTCAAATCTTTTTCCATTTTGCACACCACGAACTAAAAATTGATTTCCAATCAATTGAACATTAGTATAAAAATTCATTCTTTAATCAAATCCTCGTATTTTTCAATAAGTGTTGGACTAGGATCGGCAAGAGTAAGAATCTTATCCGAACTCATCATAAATGTATCTTGTTTTGTAACTCCCATTAGAAAAGGTTCCAATGTTCTCGAAAGTCCTTCAATTTGTGGTTCTTTTATCAGAAATGGTTTAACTAATTTGCAGTCAGGTTCTCCAATATCAGCACCTATCTCTTCAATCTGACTGATGAGAATCATATTGTTCATTAATGCTAGAATCTTGATAGTTTTCATTTCCATTTTTTGCTATTCCAGTTTCATAAAGTTCTTTCAATCTATCTATGGGTTCAACAACAGTTATTACCCAATCACCAGAAATAAGAACTTTTTGATCTTTTGAAAGTGGTATCCAAGATGTTAGTTGTATTTTACATGGTATTTTCTTGGAAGTTGTATCTTCATCATAAGAAATAACTTTAACTACACATGGATTTTCAAATAAATATCCAACCATTTTTCCTTCATCCACAAAGACTTCTTGCATATCAGCAATAACATCTTCGCCAGACTTAAGTAATGCTAATTTTATAGTCATTTTTTTATTTCATCCCACCATATTCTATCACAAAAAAAGGAGGAGTCAACCTGGATTTTGCCAGGTACTCCTCATGCGCCGACGATATTCAATTATATTTATAGATAATCTTTGCGAGCATGATGCTCTGGAACTATTTTCCCAAGTACGATCCGTAGAAGTCCGTCTTCGAATATAACCTCCCTGACTTCTGTGTCGTCGGATAAAGTCCACGCTCGTTTAAAACTTCTGCTAGCCACTCCCTTGTGGATAAACGTCCTATCCGATTCGGTATCTGCTTTTTGCCCTTCGACAAAAAGTTTTCCATATTCTGTGTATACATTTACTTCTCCTTTTTTGAATCCTGCAAGTGCAAGTTCCAGATGGGATTCAACATTATTTATTTGAATAAGGTTATACGGCGGATAATTTGTAGTGGTTTCGTGAAGATTAAAAAGACGATCAAAATATTCATCCATTCCAATACTATTGCGAGTAATCTTATCCATTAAGGAAGAAAGATCTGCAGCAGTATACCTTGCGAGGTTAGTCATTATAGTAGCTCCTTTGCAGCGAGTTTGTGTTTTGTGGATCCTTTCGGCATCCATATATAATTATATAAGAAAGCATAAAAAAGGGGATGTGGAATCCCCTACTTTTTTATTCAGTTTCCACTACCTTACCTTTTTTACCGATATTGTATTTTTGCTCCAAAATCCAATCACCCTTATCCTTATAAGAAAGAACTTTAATTTGGTTAAGTGGTGCGATATCAGATACTCTTTCCTCCTTAACAACAGTAATCAATCCCCAATCAGCAAGAAGTCGTGCGATACGATTTCGGCGCTGAACGTCATTTATTGTTAGATTAGCGTGTTTTCCATCAAGAGCAAATAACTCTTTAAAATGAACAATATAATATCTTCCTTGCTTATGCAAAATATGGCAAGATTGATAGAGTTTTTTCTCCTTACGTGATGCAACTCCGATACGTGTCAAAGTTTCACGAACTTTCAAAAAGTCATCAGGTTCATTAAGAATTACCTCTACCATTTGGTCCTGAGACCAATCAACAGTAGGTTCTACCGTAGTAGTCATTTTGATCCTCCAGTTTCAAGTCGTTGTTTAATAAAATTAATTTGTTCTTTTGTCAGGATTTTCAGTGCTTGAGATGCTTTTTCATTACTATAACCATAGTATTGTTTTATACATTCTAAGTCTTTGACTTTATCCTTACGGAGCCAGGGAGAAAATCTCTTCCGTTTCCTAAGACTATTTAGATAAAATGAATATTGCATATCTTTATCTAAATGATGATTCATATTCATCTCATTTGAATAAAGAATACAATCAATATTTCCCGACAAACATTTATTAATAATGTATGGAGGATATTCTTTCATAAGCGAAGGATCTTCTTCAATCAAGTTTTTCTTCGTTTGATTTATCGAGTTTAACCAATCCACCAATTCCATAATTAAAAAGCAATAGTTCTTTACGTTGTTTTTGCTCTCGCATATATTCACCAACAGAACGCATAGTATAAGTCAGATCAAACTCAACAGCGTTCCAGTTCTTAAAGCGATCTTTGACAAGTTGATCGGAGTTATAACTAATCAACTGATCCATATCGTTAGCGTCACAATCAACAGCAAACTTATCGTGATCAAATCCTTTATGCATTGATCCCTTATTCCCATAGAGATTATTCTTAATATCATAAGGAGGATCAAGATACATAAAAGCACCTTTGTTCCCATCCATAAGATAGTCGTATGAATAGTTAGTTATACGCCAATTAGCAATTAACTTGGAATATTCTGGCAATTTTTCAATTCCTCGCAGGGAAAAGTTGGAGTTACTTGCTTGCCCTGAAAAAGATGAACTTTCGGTAAGACCACTAAAAGAGCATTTGTTAACAATATAGAAAGCGACAGCACGATTAAAGTTCGTTTCAGACTCATCATTGATATTCTCCTTTGATTTTAAAAAAAGTTCTTTGGCAAGTTCAGGAGTATTGTAAGCAAGTTTACAATCTACCAATTCATTTTTTAAATCATTTCCAAACATCTGGAGTTGTTGCCAGAAGTTTACAAGAGGTTCATATAAATCATTTACCCAAATATCTAGGTTCGGATATTTCTTTGTAATATAAATCGCAACACTTCCACCACCAAGAAAGGGTTCACGAAACTCATCATAGTTGCGAAGATCGGGAAAGTATGCATCCATTTTGGTGACTGCTCTACTTTTGCCTCCCGGATAACGTAAAGCAGTTTTCAATGATTTTTGCGTCATTTGAATTCGCACTCCGCCATAATTTCAGTAAGAGCAGCAAGAAGATTTATTTCTTGATCAGCCACGAAACAACATTGGTATTGATACTTAGCAATAATAAGAACGGCAGCAGGAATAGATTGGGGTAGAAGGTAATTATAAGTGGCGTCATAAACCCGGCGAAGTAAATGAGAAGCGTCGTTATCCATGTTCCCGACCACCCACTTTCGGACTTCAGTAAAGTTTTTATCTTTGAGAGATTTAATAAGTTCATTTACAGATACATCGGAAAAAGTTGCAAGAATACCAGAGTCAATTTTACCACCCGTAGAATACCTCTGAATTTCGTTTAGAACTCTTCGGAAATCAGGGAAATGTTTTGATACCAGTTCCGCAACGACTTTTTGATCATACTCAATTTTTTCCGCATCCAAGATTTGTTGAAGTCGTTTAAAGAAACTTCCCGCAAGTTGTGCTTTTTGCTTTCCCTTAATTGTGAAGTCGATGACGGCACATCGTGAGTGGAGGGGTTCGATGATCTTGTTCTTGTAGTTACAGGTGAAGATGAATCGGCAGTTGTTATAAAATGCCTCAATATTCGCCCGTAGTAAGAGTTGTACGTCGTTGCCTGTGTTATCTGCCTCATCGATGATGATGACTTTGTGTTTAGAAGATCCCGTAAGTGAGACGGTCGAAGCGAAGTTCTTTGCTTGGTTCCGTACAGTATCCAAGAAACGTCCTTCGTCGGATCCGTTGATGACATAATAATCTGCTCCTAATTCGTTACATAGTGCCTTTGCAATTGTGGTTTTACCAATACCAGGAGGTCCGGCGAGAAGAAGGTTTGGAATCTCCCCCTTCTCTACAAACTCCTTAAATGTTTTTTTAGTTTCATCAGGAAGAATACAGTCATCAATAACTTGCGGTCTGTATTTTTCGGTCAGAAGAAATTCACTTGCCATAATTTAATTTATCCAAGAAGGTTTACGCTCTGGCATACGAAGGTAATTATCAGACACCCAAGGTTTGGATGCGATGTATCTTTTGTATGCTTCAAATGTGTCAATAGTTTTGTCAAACTTCCATTCCTCAGGCATAGCACGAGCAAATGGAGTCACTTCTGTAATCTTACCCTTTGGAAACAAGTAATATGCCTCCACAAGAGTTTTATAACAGGAGTGAGTTTTATTATACCGCAGGCAGTATTCGTCAGACAAGTTCAATCCCCACTTGATTAACCAGTAGGCATTATGGATACTCTCCATAGCCCACTTGGTGCAGGGATGATTGCGGAATGCTCCTTTCTCGGTATTGTATGGGGTTCCATCTGCCTTAGGGAGAGTGCCGTATCCATACCCCCATTTCTCTGATGCCACGATAGAGAGCATCTGACAGCACTCTAGAGGCATCTTAACAATGTGTTTGTCGGGGAGACAAATGGCACTTTCAGCAGGCCAAGGCGATGTAACGAATATATTCATCCGAAAGTAGAATCAGGTTCCAGAGCAATATAATAACAGAGATCGTGATTCTTAGATTGGAATCTTGACAAAAGTTTTTGTGACACAACCACTTCATAAGTTCCAGGAAGAATCTTAATGTTCTCCACCTTGAAGTTGAATACAAACTCACTGTTAGTTTCACCAACAACAATAGAAAAATCGTTAGAAGTGTCGTTCTTCTTGTCGCGGACAACCAGTTTCACAACACCCGCTTCACCAACAGCAGAAATATCAGGAAGTTGATAAACCGCTGCTGCTTTCAGGAGTTTATCCATTTGTTCCGTAGAAAGTTCAAAACAAACATCTTCACTAGGGAGATTGATTGCTTTGTCAGGAGGAGTAACAATCACACTCGGATCGGCAAAGAAATATTTGGATCGCATTTTACCCTCACGAATGACGACATAACCATCATTCTCGAAATCGAGTTCGGGTGCTTTATGAAGTCCAAGTCCATTCAAAAACTGATTTAGATCATAAATTCCAAAATCCTTAGGAAATTCTTCTGTAATAGTTGCTTCGGCAAGGATGTTTTTCATCACACTAATTGTTCGAAGTTTGTTTCCTTCCTTAAAAAGAATAGATTGATTGATGCCAGAAAAGTTCTTGAGAACCGAAAGAGTTTTATCAGATAGTTTCATAATAATCAACGAAATTCAGAGAGACCATTTTCTTGACGATTATAGTGTCCGTCAAAGTGGAGAAGCAACATAGCGTAGTGAATGACTTTCATCAAATCACGTTTGCTACGACCATCCTTATCGCCATAGCGAGAACCATATTTGATGATGTTTGCTTGACAAAAAGCAGAAGCAAGTTCTTTTGCTGCCATCAAATCAATTGTTTGAACATCTTTGTAATCTTGTTGATGTCCACAGTAGTGACTTCCATAAGTACTCGTCACATAGTCCTGAATATCTTTCAGGATTTTATCTTCATTGTATTTCCAAAGATGATTTGTTGTTTCACTCATAGTAATAGTAAAAGTTGTTTCAGTCATAAAAAGAGGAGGCACTTTTTACCTCCTCATATTCTATCAGTTTACTTGCTTATCGTCAAGATCATAAGTTACATACTGATCTTCGGATGGCATTTTAAAGTCAGCATCCACCTTATCATAAAGTTCAAGGAATGCCTGTTTAGTCTCATCATCAAAACGATTGATACAAACTTGAAGTGCTTTTGCTTTATCCTTGAAAATACTGTAGGCACGAACAATGTGAACCAAACGACGGGTGCTGATGATTTCCTCAATACCACCGTCATAGAATGTCTTGCGGATGATATCTGCCCAATCCACCAGGCGCTTGCAGAAGTCACGATCCTCAACACCAAGATCCAGAGCAACTCCCTCAAGAATCTTCTGCTCGGTTGCAGGGGCAGGATACTGCTGCTCAAATGTCACAGGGAAACGCTCCAGGAACGCCTCATTGAGCACGTTGGTGCCGATGAACCTACCGTCATCAGAACCCTTGCCCTTAGTGTTTGCGGTGGCAATGACGTTGAATCCAGCAGCGGGTTTTACCCAGCGTCCAATCTTTTTCAAGAATACACCTTTTCCTTCAAGGATGGATTGGAGACACAAAATCTTGTTGGAAGCAAGATCGATTTCGTCAAGAAGCAAGATTGCTCCTCGCTCCAGTGCCTCAATGACGGGACCGTTGTGCCAAGCAGTATTCCCATCAACAAGGCGAAAACCCCCGATAAGGTCGTCTTCATCAGTTTCAATAGTAATGTTTACACGAATCAGTTCACGCTTAAGTTGAGCGCACGCTTGCTCAACAGAGAACGTTTTACCATTACCCGAAAGACCCGTAATGAACGTAGGGTAAAAGATATTGGACTGAATAATTTTCTTAATATCGTTGAAATTACCAAACTTGACGAAGGTATCATCTTTTTCCGGAATAAGATTTTGTTCCACGCTAGGAAGAGCAGCAGGTGCTTGATAAGAACGTTCAATCTCTTGAACACGTTCTTGAGTTACTTCAAGATTCCATTTACCACGATTAACTTTGTACTGTTCAAGTTTTTTAGTTACAGTCTGATAGTTAGAGTCATTCAGAGCACACCAAGCACGAATATCAGCACCAGTCACAGTGTTGCCGTAGAGTGCCTGGAGGGAAGTGCGGATGTAGTCGGAAGAGAGTGTCATGTGTGTTTCGTTTCAACATAGTCATTATATACTAAAAAAGGGTCCTCTTGGAACCCCTGTGGTCAGTTCTCCAACTGGTTTTTGAGTTCTTCAAGTAAATCACTTCAATTCATAATCTGGATATTTTTCTCGAACTTTATCTCTAAATCTACCATTAAATGATGGAGGATTTAGTTCTCTTTTTTGGGTGATAATTTTATTGTTGTGATCAATATTTAAAAGTTTATCGATGTTGTCAGTTTTTTTCATGATAATTTCATTTAAATTGCATTTTCTTTTTACCAACTATAGTAGCACCTTCACCAGGTTTCAATGGTTTATTTGCATCTCTAGTAGAAAGTTTACCTTGATCATACTTTTTACCCAACTTTGGATCGGAATCAGATCTTCTAGAAGTACCTAACCAAGATGCCTTTGCCCCGGTTCCTGGTTTTTGCTTGATAAGAACGCTATCTTGATCATCTTTTTTTGAATCTGGTTTTTGATTTCTTTTGTGCTTTATACCTCCTTCTTGTCCAAGTTTAGTTACTGTTTTTTTAAACTTTCTTTTGCCCTGTTTGCCAGATCCAACCACAAAAGATTTTTCTGTTTGCTCTCCATGATCTTTTTCATGATAAGCACCTTTCACTTTTGTTGGTCCAGGCAATCCAGCTCCACGAATACGGTTTACAAGTGTATTCGATCTTTGTTGTTTTTCTTTTTTAGTTTTGTCTCCCCTGTCAGAAGACATAATAGCAACTCCACCCTTTTTTGTTTTTGAAACAACTCTACTTAAAGATGATTCATCAACATACTCTTCTTTTGCTACTGGTTTTCTAGCAATATCAGAAGACGTATCCTTTGCGTGCTTCATTAAACGAATAAGTTCAGCAACCTTTTTCTTTCTCTTTTCGTCTGCTTTTTCTTCTGGAGATTTTTTGGTAATGAAAAGTTCATCAATACACTCTTCGCCAAGTTCTCCCATTGCTTTTTGCTTACGGAGTTTCTTTGGATTTTTAGTCTTATCTGCTGAGTACATATCATCATTATCATTATCAGGATCTACAGCACTACGATGTCTTGTTTGTCTTTCGTGATCAGGCATATTTGCACGACCTCTCTTCGCTTCATCAGGAGAATAGGTTCTACCACTGTTATACCATTCTTTACCTACATGACCCCTCTTCTTGGCATCGGCAGAGGCTTCTCTACGCTTGTTCTTTCTACGATTTGCTTTAAAATCTTTCATGGTCATGCCTTCAGCAATTTCCATGAACTCCTGGAATGTTTTCATGCTACCAAAGAAATAAATTCTCCTAATACTTTTTTATTTAGTTTTTTAGTCTTCAGAGACTTGACAAACGCAGATTTGATTTGTGCTTTGGTTGCACATTCATGAACATCAAACTCAGTGTCTTGAGAAAGTGCTGTGGCAGACATACCAAAGTATGCATCATATCCAGAGTTGGTGATAGTAAAACTTTTCATTTTTTTCCAGTCACTTTGAATTTTTTCATACTGCTTATCAAGTTGCGAATGATAAAGTTGAATAAAACGACTTGCGTTACGGTTCTCAAGAACACGAATACCAATAAAGTTCATAGAAGAAAACTTATCCTTCAAGTTCTTGAGAAGAGTGTCAGTAAATGCATGATAACCATAACCAACACTATAGGTTGTTCCAAGTTTACGATCACGAAGAAATGTATTGTTAGGATAAACATATCCAGTTCCAAGAACAGGTTCTTTTGAGTAAGAACGACGAACTTCTTTGTGGTAAACAAGTTGGTTTGCCTCACCATCAGTAAGAACAATGCACTGAACTTTCTGAAGTTTGTTTTCTTTTTGAAACTTAGGAAGAATTTGATGCAGAGCAATCAATGATTCATTCAAAGGTGTTCCAGACAAAGACATACGATGAGAATAAGTATAAGGAGAACTATAAGTCCTACCAAAGCAATAAGCAAGACGCCAAATGTTAAGAAGTTGATGCTCAAGTTCCTTACCCGAAACTTTGCTTGTAAGAATATTCATCATAGAAAACGTTTCATCCACAACTAATAGACTTTCTTTCTTCTGATAGTGAGGAGTCCGATCAGCAGCAAGATACTTATCGTTTTCATAATCATATTCTCCACGACGCCATTCATTCGTGAAAGCGTATACTTCAAAAGGAATGGAAACTTTTTTACAGAACCAAATGAGATTGAAGAGTTGTTTGCAAGTATCAAGCATCACATCCCCCATAGAACCACTCCAGTCAAGTACAAACACCAAACCATGATTCTTTCCATCAGGAAGTACAGAAACTTTCTTGAATAGATCTTCATTATATTTGTAAGTATGAAGACGAGCGGTGTCAAGAACTCCAGTACGAGCAGTTGATGCACGAGCGTACTGATCTGCTGCTTTACGACATTCAAACTCTTTCACTAGATAGTTGACTTCTTTCTGAGCAGAAGACTTGAACTTCCTGAACTCAGTATCAGATTCCTTGTAAAGATTTGCGGGAGTAATGTTTTTTTCTTGTGCCCAATTATTATGGATTTTTTGTTGATGTGTAAATGAGTTGTCAATATCTTTATGAACTTGAGAATTCTTAGCAATTACGGTGTCAAGATTCAATTGAGGAACTTCTACATAGGTATTTTCATAAAAATCATTTCCCACAAGATCACGAATCTTTTCTTCTAGAGAATCTGCGGTGCGAACTTCAGGTTCATCCCCATCATTAGAAGAAGTTACTGGAGTTTGCTCTCCTTGAGCAGTACCACCATATGAACCATCATCCTCTTTTGGTTGAGAGTTATCACTCTCACCATCTTGTTCCGAGGAGGAATCATTAGTCTCCACTATTTCATTGGCAGGAGACTGAGAGTTTCCTTGTTGCTCATGAGAATCAAAGTCAGCAACTTTTTGTTGTTGCTCCTTTTCTTTCTTACAATACTTGTAAAGTTCTTCAGCAGCAATCAGAACATCGGCAAAAGTTTCAGTTGAGGAAATCAAATTGACGATTTCAGATTCTTCGCCATCTTCAATAGGAATATAAGTATAATTTCCAATTTTGAAGAACAGATTTGCACGATCGGCAAGATTGAAGGTAGAGATATCTTCTTCTTGAATCTGAAAGAAGTCATCTCCATTCAGTTCCTTATAACCGTTAAAGAAAGTTTTTGCAAGACCCGCATACTTACGCTTCATCAATTTCTCAATACGAGCATCCTCAACCACATTCACAAATTGTTGAGGGACTTTTACTTTATCAGTCCAATCCTCATCTGGAGTAAAGAGAGCATGTCCAACCTCATGCCCAACAAGAAGATCATACACAATGTTGCTTGCCTTTTCCCACAGGGGAAGAGTCAAAACACGAGTATGGACGTTAAAGCAAGCAGTAGGAACCTTCTTGTGCTCTACCACCAAATCTTCAGTGGCAAGCAGTTTGGCAAGTTGAGATTTGATTTCGTGGCGAACAGACATTTGTTTTGTTTCGTATGAACCCATAATAAAACGAAAGATCGCCTTTTGGGCGATCCATGTGACGCTTTTTAAACTGGGCAAGTCTTGCTTTTGCTTGCCGCAGTGCTTGAGGTTTAAGTTTTCGTTTCTGTTCTTTCTTGGAATGATGCTTCCAGTTTGGTACTTGCATTGTTCTTTAGTGGTTCATACCACCATACGTGAAAAACCTTTGACTTTCTCAAACTTTATGACACTTTCAAATTTGTCCTCTAAACCAGTCTTATGAGAGATGACGAATATATTAGCATCTTTAATGACATAACGGATAATCTTAAGGAACTCTTCCGTTCCAAATCCATCAAGTGAACTATCAAACACTTCATCCATAATAAGAAGATTAGTGTTAACTGAATTTTTCATTCTCGCAACTTCTCTCCAAGTAAAAAGAAGTGCTAAGTCAATTCTCATTTTCTCACCTTCACTGAAGGAAGCATAGGAAAAATCTTCATGAATAGGTGACTGGACGGTTTCGTTAAATTCCTCATCAAGAGTGAAGTTAATATAGAAATCCATCATCTGAAGATAACGGTTTACTTGTTGATTTATCAGCGGTAGATACTTCTTAATGATTTTAGATTTTACTCCACCGTCTTTAAGCAAACTATACGAAAAATCGTAATAGTTGATTGTGTCTTTTTTAGAAGCGAGTTCGTCGTATGTTGTTTTTAAGTTTTTATTGAAGGATTCTAACTTCTCATGTTCAGAATTTCGGTTTGCAAGTTGTTCGGTATTTTTTTGAATTTCCGATTCAAGATTTCGGATTTGTCTCCGCAATCCATTAATCTTAATATTGTTTTGAGAAATGCCATTCGTTAAGTTTGAAATCTCCTTCGATAGAGTATTGAATTGACGCTCTCGCTCCTCTTCCTCTTTAATTGCCTCCTCTAGTTCTTTATAACCAGATTGCAACTCCTTTGCTTTATCTTGAGCGTCCTTAATTCTATTTATTCTAAACTCTTCATCAATGGACTGTGTGCATGTAGGGCATACCGTATTCTCAGTGAAGAACTTATGTTCTTTTGTAATTGTGGATACTTTTTGAGAGATTTTTCCTTTAAGATTTCCTAGTTTACGAAGTTTTTCGGCATATCCAGTGATTGCATCTTGCTCACGAATAAGTTCTCTAAGAGGTTCTTCTACAGACTCATTTTCCTGCGTATATTGTTCAATTTCTTTATCTAAATCGGAAATTTTCCGATTATTATTGTTTATATTATCTTTTCCTCTATTTTCAAGTTCTTCGATAAATTCTTCCTGCATCTTTACTTTATCAAGAAGAGATTCTTTCTTAAGTTCAAGAGTTTTAATTTCATCTTTAATTGAACGAATCTTTTCCTTAATTACAACATTCATCGAAGAAAATATTTTAATATCAAGAAGATCCTCAATTACTTCTCTACGATGAGATGCAGGAAGTTGCATAAAAGGAACAAAAGTACTGCTACCCAAAATCACAATTTGAGTGAAAGACTTATAGTTCATCTTTAAAACATTTTGCTCTAACCACTTCTGCTGATCTATAGCTGCAGCAGACTGATCTAAAAGAGAGTCATCACGATATATTTCAAAAATATTTGGTTTAATACCTCTCACCACTTTCCACGAAGTGCTTCCAATATCAAACTCAACCTCAACTCTACAATCTCTATCATTTGTAGAGTTGATGAGTTGAGGTTTATTAATTTTACGGAATGGTTTACCAAACAAAGAAAATGTTAGAGCATCAAGAACTGTACTTTTTCCCGCACCATTAGAACCAATAATGAGATTTGTTGAATTTTTTGTAAAATCAACCTCAGTTTCATGTTGTCCGGTAGAAAGAAAATTACGCCATTTTATAGTTTTAAATAAAATCATAAGTTACATTACTTGGTGGAACAACTATGTCATCTGGGGTAATTATACTATATTGATAATCGTGATATTCACAAGCCTTTATCATTATTTCATCTTCTATTTCAATTACATGCATCTCCGGATATCCATCCTCCTCTAACATCATAGCATATCTAGATGCGTCATCTTCCTCCTGAAACAGATAAAGGATATGCTCTCCCTCATCATCCATTACAGAATATGCACCTTCAGTTTCTTTACCGTTGATTGTTAGAATAAACATTAAACCATTTCACATGCTTCTTGATATACTTCTTGAAGTAGTTTTTGAACTACAGACTTATCAAGATTGACTTCTGCCTCCTGAATATATCTATTCAAGATTGAAAGTGTATCTTCTGACTCAAATGCTTCAAACTCAATTGATTCTTGAATCTCAAAGTTTTCAACAATCTTAAGTTCAGCAATATTAGAGGAATAAAGTTTATCAATAAACTTTTCAAACTTCTTAGTATCTGTTTTTTTTCGAACAATCACCTTTACAATTTTATTTTCATACTCTCTGGTATCAAAGGTTTGATAGTCAATATCCTCATAATAGATGTTATGAAACATTCTATAAGGATTGTCGATAGATTCGTGCTCTAGTGTTTCAGTATCAAAAATAGTAAATCCACGAGTATCACCTACATCTGTCCAATAAATTTCATAAGGATTTCCCGTATAGAATACAGTTCCATTATCAGAACGAGTATGGTAATGTCCAGAAAACACTTTTTGGAATTTATCAAATATATTTGCATCTAAACCATGTTCCATGATTAAAGAACGATTTACACGGAAACCCTGTAGTTCTAAATGTCCCATGACAACTTTTGATTTAGTTTTTTGAATCATCTTTATTGATTCCTGTTCATTATCCATACAAATCCAAGGAAGAAGTAGGATATCAAGATTTCCTACTTTAATCTCCGTTGGAGATGAGTATGTTTTTACATTAGGATAATCCTTAAGAAGGAGTTGTGGTGAGTTAGTATTGTTCGTATTCTTGTAATAAGAATCATGATTACCAACAATCATATGAACATCATAATTTCTCAGAGGTTCAAATACAACTCTTTTAGCCCACTCTAAGCTTTGATAGTCAATTGATTTACGACTATCAAAAGCATCTCCCATATGAATAACTGTTGTAATCCCGTACTGTTCCAGCGTCGGGAAGAACACATTCTTATAGAAGAGTTCAAAGTAGTCGTGAAATAATTTAGAACCTTTACGAGCACCATAATGGGTGTCATTAATCAAAGCAATACGCATCAGTATCTAAGTTTAGCGTGAACATTATCTTTGATACTATTGTAATCGCTATAGTTGCTTCCGTCAATAGAGTTGTCCTCAAATACTTCAGAATATCCCGAACGTTCAAGAATTTTGTTTTTAATTTCTAACTGACGCTTCTCTCTTTGAATGCGACGAAGAAAAGCGTAGTGAATGATTTGGGTGAAGTAAGCAAATGGATTTTGAGACTTCTCAGGATTGAAGTTATGAATATACTGAACACAATTTTCAATACCATCAGAAATCATATCTTCCTTGAACATATAATTCACGAAGTTTGGTTTGAATGAAAGGTGATTAGCAATCTTCAGGAAACACTCTCCGATGTAGCGAGGAATGGGAGGTTTTGGTTTTCCTTGAATCTCTGCGATTTCTTTATCTTCACGATACTTAATTAAAGCAGCGAGAAACTCTTTGTTGTTGACATAATGCTCTGACCTCTTTCTCTTGGTCATAACTGCTGTTGTTATCATAAGTTTTTATCATTAATATGTAGGTATTATAACATATCAAATAATAAGTTGACAAGGTATCAAAAACCCTATACAATAACCTTTGTGGAGGTTGAAAAGTTAAATATTAGTTAATTCTATAAAGCTTTTCTAATATCTCTTTTGCATCATTAACATTTGATATATAACCCATTTTTTTAGTTATTCTATTTTCATTTTTATTCTGTTTTATATTTTTTCTTACATATGATTGATGCATCATAATCATTTCAACATCATATGATTCAGAAAGAGTTAAAACATCATCTATGTTAATTATAAACATATCTTCTGTTGTTGTTTTTAACCAGGGTTCTACTTTATACCCAATGATTTCTTTTCTATTTTTAATTTCAGCAACAACAATTGGATTTGAAATAATTAAAATGGTTCTATCTTCTTCTTCTGATGCAGCAACCTTTGCAAATATTTCTTCACCTGTCTTTAATTTTATTGTTGCATAAAAGTCTTCTTCTATCATTTTTTTAATTTAACTGTGATTATTTCATAATTAAAATTTTCTTCATTATATATTTTAATTCTTTCTATTAAATGATTTAGTGTGTAATTTTTTCTAGAGTTATAAGTACAATCATCCGAGATATCATAAAGAACTGCTTTTTCTTTATTTTTTCCTTTTCTTAATACTCTTCCAATAGATTGTAAATTTCTAATTCTTGATTTACTTGGAGATGCAAATATTACGTTATGTAGATTTTTAATATTAATTCCTGTTGAAAATGTTCCGTAAGATGCCACAATAATTGCATTATTTTCTTTTTCTGCAATTTCTCTAACCATCTCTCTTTCATCGGTGTCAATTCCACCATGAATGAAAAATACTTTACGTTCATTTCGCTTATTATTATTTATTTGATCGTAAAGTATCGCACCATGACTCTCTACTCTAGAATAAAGAACGAGAGTATTTCCATTTAAATCTAAAGAAAGATTTGTTATAAATTTATTTCTTTTTTCATGTCCTATTAAATATTGAATTTCATCTTCATATTTTTCAAATTTTTGTGGGGAATGTTTTAGAACTAAACAACGAATGTTTAATTTAGAAACATAACCTTGCTCCATCAACTCGGAGGTTCTTGTTACTTTGTATGATGGACCAAATAGTCCCTCCAAAACCCATTTGTGTGTCTGAGTTCCATCTAAGGTTCCAGTAAAACCAAATCGATATTTAGCATGATGAAGTTTTGTCATTATTTCTATTAATGACTTACTTTTGAATAAATGAGCTTCATCTCCTATAATTACATTATAGTCTTCAAAAAATGAACGATCCAACCTATGTATAGATTGCCAAGTTGTAATTGTAACAGGATGTTCATTCGTTTTTTCTTTACCAGAATATATACGATGGCAATATGAATCTGCATCCCAACCATAATCTAAGAAATCCTTGTACATCTGTTCTACAAGAGATGTCGTTGGAACAACTAAGAGAATTTTTTGCTCTTTCTCTACATAATATCTTACTAGAGAATAAATCATCAATGATTTGCCACTGGCAGTTGGACTTATCAATAATTTTCTATTATGCCTTAAAGCATCGTATACTCCCTCAATTTGATATTGGCGTGGAGAATGAGAGCATATAGATGCCATATAATCCTTCACTCCTTCCAGAGAAATATTTTCATTTACCTCAAAAGGTTGTCCGTAAAACTTATTCTCTTCAAATTTATATGTATAATTATGAAGAGAAAGTTTATCGATTACCTTATCCAGTAATCCTACATAAATTTCCCCAGTATGAGTGCTTAAAAGTCTGATTTTTCCATCCCAATGTCTGCTTCTATATTGGGACATAAATTTTGCAGACTCAACTTCAAATGTGAAATAAGGTTGAAGTTCATATAAAATATGCGGTTCACACGTTAGTTTGATATAAACTTCATTCTTTTTTTCAATAATTACATCGCTCATAGAATCATTACATCTATGAATATTTATTACCCAAGTCCAGATTGAAACCTCATAAATTCTATAGCATTTTTTATTTGATATGTTCTATTTTGAATCATCTTTAAAATACTTTCAATGTAAGTAAGCATAGTGTCATAATAATCGATCTTTAGACATACTGTAGAAAGTTTTTCGTCGGCGTCCAAATATTTTTGCATCGTATCTTTATCTCTAATTTTTTTGGGAAATGGATTTTCCATATAAACATCCGGATCTGCTTTTCCCGAATAGTATTCATATCTCTCATGCCTAATATTTCTCTTTTGCTGTTCTGCTTTTTTTCTCAATAAAAAAATAGTATTGTAGAGATCAAAATATTTTGCATGAAGAACTGGAATATTTAAGGATTCTGTGTGGAGGTTATCTGTGTCTATTTTAGAATCCTTTTCCCACATTTCTTGAATCTTATCAAGATCAATACTCATAGACGATTTCCACCTATATCAGTTATTTCATATACAGTATACTTGAATGACACATCCGCTGTAAAGTATTCTATGTCAGTGTTAGTTGCATCAAATTGTAGGGAAGTTAAGTTATATGGCCAAAGATCGTAAAATTTTATTTTAAAACTAGGATTCATTGCACTTGTTAATACTGTGAGAGTTCCATCAGAGTAAATATTCATACCCTTTTCAGTTCCGGGACTTGATTTATTTCCCTCTTTTTGGAGGTTGTATATATCATTTAAACTATTTGGATATCCAAGTCCAGTAATCCAATTATGTATCTGCATATAATTTTCAAGATTTTCATCTACTATAAATCTCAAATTAAAATCTTCAAATACTATTTTATCCCCAGGAGTATCTAAATCTTTTAGATATGTTGGTTGAATTGCAGAACCTAATGTTATTCCTGGTATATTTGAAGAATTGCTAAAAAAAGAAACTTTTGGTGCTCTATTTAAAATAAATTCAAACCCAACTGGAGATAAAAAGTTTCTATTTTGTATCTGCTTTTTGTATATATTTGATACTGACATTTTTTTAAATATTTATCAATAAAAAAGGGGATTCTTTCGAATCCCCACTTTAAAGTTTTAAGTAACTTAAATCACATTAGGTTGCTAACCTTTACTCTTCTGTAGTAACGGTTTGCATTTGCAGTGAGTCCTGTATCAGAAACTGCACCGCTTGCTGCGCCACTATTTGCGAATGGGTTAGTAACAACTCCATAACGAGTCTTGAAGCCGATCTTAGGCTGGAAGTTGTTCTCACCAACGGCACGAACCATTTGGAGAGGAACATATGGGCAATAGAAGAGTCCAGCATCATAAGGTGAAGAACCCTTATAACCGACAACATAGTATTGATCAGCAGAAACGTTTGCTGAATAAGGATCGATATATACACGATACTTACCTTGGAGAACACCAGCAAAGGTGTTACCGGTGTCATCAACGTTGAGGTTAGCATTAAGAGCAGGGGTGTAATCAAGAACACCAGCCATAGTTAGTGCTGAAGCAACGTCAGCAGAACAAAGGATGATGTTGCCCTTTCCTCTACGAGTTCTTTGTGCGATTGCGTTAGCATCACGCTCGATTTGGAATAGAAGACCCTTGAACTTCTCAACAGACCAACGACCGTTTGAGTCAACGTCGAGATCGAATACACCAGCGTTAGCAACGTTTGCTTGAGCACCAGCTTCAGCAACCTTATAAATGGTTCTGATAATCTCTCTGTTAATCTCAGTTAGAATCTCAGTGCTGAGGATGTTAGCAAGCTCAGCTTCTGCATTCAGACCGTGAATTGCCTTGAGATCCTGAGCGAGTTCTAATGAATACTCGGCCTTTAGAGCACGTGATCTTGCGGTAACGGTAACTTTCTCGATTGAGAAAGCCATTTCGTTGAAAGCAACTCCGTTATCATCGCCAAGTGCTTCAGCAGCTCCAGTTTGCATACCTGCACCAGTGGTATAAGTTCCACTAGCGTTAAGTACAGCAGGATTACTTCCGGTTGGGTTTGTTGTACCAATACCAGTTGCTGTTAGAGATCCTCTTGCACCGGAGAATTCGGTCTTTGCTTCATCATATAGTGCCTCATCTCCACTCTGTGAAGAGTAGCGAGAACGCATTGCGAAAATAAGTCCAGTAGGACCATTCATTGGTTGAACGCCAGCAAGGTCATAAGCGACCAAGTTAGGCATTGAACGGCGGATGAGTGAAATAAGAACTGGATCAAAACCTGCAACGGTTTGTCCACCAGCTCCGGTGTATCCACCATTTCCGACTGCATTAGCTGGAGCTTCCATTAGATTGGAAATTCCACCTGCACTAAATGCAGCTTCTTCTCTTAAGAATTTTTCTTGGTTTTCTAGCAGGACGGCGGTTACTGCTCTTCTGTGCGAATCTTTGATTGGATCAAGACCCTCATAGTTGAGGAGAGGTGCCCACTTGTCCTGCAATCTTTCTGATTGAAACATTGCTTTTACCTTTTACTAATGTGTTTTTTTGTTGTTTGAATTATATTAAATTCAATTATTTACTAAATCCAGAGAGAGTTCTCAGATAAGCAGCCATTGAATCGGAGACTTGCTCTGATGCAATTTCTAAACCTTCTGAAAGTGTTTCTGATTTAGCGGAAGGAGATACTACTCTTGAAGGGAAATATGATTCCTTCAAAGTCTCCAGTTTTTCACGATATTCTTCTTCACTTTCAAACTCAACACTTTCGGCAAGTGAAGCGAGTTTCTCTTTCTGAGTGGCAGCAAGCCCCTCAGAAATCTCATCGAAGATTCCGTCAGCAACCGACTCTGCGAGACGCTTGTTTAGGGAAACATTTTTCTCGATTTGCTCGTTGAGTTTTGTCTCCATTTCATCAAGTTTTTCTACCATGCTCTCAAGCACATCATATTTATCTTCAGGGATTGATACATAATGTTCTTCAAAAAGATTCTTCATTCCTTGGAGGAATGACTCGGTGATTTGCTCTTTGATGCCGGTTTCAATTGAAAGAGTGTTTTCTTCAAACCACTCTTCCGATACATACTCTAGATAAGCATCAACACGCTCTGAAAGAGATTCTTTAATTAAATCAACCTCTTCCATTAAACGCTGCTCATAATAATTTTCCAAATCTTCTTTAATTGCACTAACTCTAGAAACAATTGCTGCCTCTAGAATTACTTTTGCCTTTTCTTGGAATTCTTCAGAAAGTTCTTCACCTTCTAGAAGTGCATTGACATCTTCTTCAATATTAAACTCTTCTTCTACAACCTCTTCGGTTTCTTCATCTGCATCTTCTTCAGACTCTTCTACTTCATCAACTTCTTCAGAATCTACTGCTTCAATCTCTTCAGTTTCTTCTGCTTCTTCTTCTTCCGAAATCATATCTTCAGTATCGAGTTCTTCTTCCTCTTTCATACCTTTCGCTGCTTCAGCAGGCTTAGCACCCTTATTTACAACATCCTTAACTTGCTTAAGGGTTGCACCAGGAGTTTTTAATTTTGCAGAATCATCATCTGATTTGTAATTCTCTGGTGTTGGTCCACCAAGATCTTCCCATCCTGCACTCTGTCCAGGAGGAATATTTCCTGTTAATTGTGGCATTCCTTCTGCAGGCTTTGCATTTGCGTTTACTGCAGTTTTGGATTGCTTAGTGCCTACTTCCATTTCTTGTAAATCTCCACGAGACATTTGAACTCTCCGTTTACCTTTAGTTATAAACTATATTTATTTATACTTAAATAAATTACAGTGAATTTAAAAATTCATTAAATAGACTTAACTTATAATCTTCAAGAATTTTTTGATCAACTAAACTATTTATTTTATTTTTAGTGTCTTGTGCTACTCTTTCTCTTAAAACACTGCCATCCCAAACCCATTCTTTTCCTTCCATGATTCCTTGGACAAATGCATCTGGTGCTGATGGATCTGCAACTATATCTGCAGCAGTAGCTAGCATAAAATCTTCACCAACTTCTTGATACCCATCTCTATTAGGACGAAGTGAACCAATACCTCTAGAAGAAACTCCTAAACAAACTCCTTCTTTCAAAAGAGACTCTGCAATTTTTCCCATTGGAGTGGATAGTATTTGTGCCTTCCCTATAAAATTATTTCCATCCTGCTTAAGTTCAACAATTTTATGGGAAACCCTATCCAAATTAACAGTAGGTCCATCAGGATGTCCTAGTTCACCGAGGGCACGTCCTTTATTAACATACTGTTCTGTGTAACGCTTTACCTCCCTTTCCATAATGGACATGGGATACATTCTTCCATTACGGTTTACACATTCTGCCTGTAAAAAAGGTCCTTGAATGTAAAGAGTTTTTTTACCCTTTACACTTTCTGTTATCACTTGTATTGATTCAATTTCTTCTGTTATTAGTTTCATTTTAGTTTTAATCTTTATAAACTATTTATTATTTACTTACTATAAAGATATTGGATCATTATTCTCATCATGTCTTTGATATGTACCAACCCCAATGGGAGAATTGTTTATATCATGTCTTTGATAAGATGCTGGTGTTCTAGTTCCTATTCCAGCAGGACTATTATATTCATATGCGATATAATCTACATTAAAATCTTCATAAGTTATACTTGACCACCCTTCAGTAGAATCAAATACTGTTACGCTAGTAAATCCTGGTTGTGGAGAAACAGGATCATTATTAATGTCGTGTCGAATATACGGCATTAAATATCTTCCCCTTCGCTATCAAAATCAGAATTAAAAATTCTTGATGCTACAGTTTCTTTGTATGCATCAATTTTTTCTGCTGATTTTGAAAACAATATTTCTTTAATTTTATCGCTGATATCAGATGGAGATTCGTCACTGACAATGATATCTAAAAGATCTTTTTCCATAAATTTAAAAAATAAAAATAATTTTCCTAATATTTATATGTCAGATAATACCACCTTTTGGAATAGATTCTATTCCTGGTGCTTCTGTAGTTCTACCTTGACTTTCTAAATCTGGTTCCATAACAGGAGAACCCAAATCCATTGGAGGTTCTTCTCCCATACTCATATCTTCAGGTGGTGCATATGGATCTGGAATTATTCCTTTATCTATCTCTTTTTTAATTAATCCATCTTGTTCTATTATTTCAACATCACTTTGTCTTAGAATTTTTCTTCTCAAATAATCCTGCGAGAAATATTTTCCTACGTATGGTTCAGCAATTGATACCATATTTAATCTTTCATTCAATAATTCTGCCTCCTTCAATTCGGAGAAGTGATTATCATATAAGAAATCATATTGAATATGTTGGGACATCTTTTCCCAATCTTCTGGCGTTATAATATTTTTAAGTATAAGTTGTGTCTTTAACATATCATTAAACATGTTAGAGAATCTTTTTCTCAATCTTCCAACAAATTTAGTGAATTTTAGTTCATCTCTTAAAATTTCTGAAGATCTTCCCAGGTTAAATCCACCTTCACCATCCATTCTTGATGGTGGAACATTCAAAGATCTGAAAAGTTTTTTCTTAAAATATTCAATATCTGTAATTTCTCCAAGATTTTGTCCACCTGGAAGTGTAGTAATTTCTGTACCTCTTCCACCTTCACGACGAGGAAGCCAAAAATCCTCAAGCATACTCATAAATTTCTTATCATCACGAATTTCTCCTGTTGATGCGTCATAAACTAATTTATTTCTGTATCGCATCATAACATCTCGTAGATATTGCTCAGCTTTTACTTTAGGAAGATTACCAACATCAATATAAAAAATTCTACGTTCTGGAGCTCTAGACAAGCGATATATTACCAAAGAATCCTCAATCATCCTTAATTGATTCAATGATTTGATAGCCTTGTGTAAGTAGGAAAGTGTATTTCCCTTATTTCTGTCTACCAAACCAGAAGTACAATAAGTTATAGCATCTCTAGAAATTTTTATACCTTGACTAGAACCAGTAGAATTTGCACTTCCTGTTGGATACTGTGAATTTGGATTGTATATGAAGTATTCCTCTATCTCTGGAAAATCATAATCCATTGGATTATCATTTTGACGACTACTAACTGGAGGCATTCTTTCATTTTTTTTATTTTTATTTTGCCTAATAAATCTTATTTTTGATGCATCAATATATCTAAGTTCTTTAATGCCTTCATGGGGATTTTTTAAATCTATTATCTTATGGTAATAGATTCTTCCATCAATATACCAATTTCTATAGATTTCATGACACTTTCTATCAAAATCTAGCAATGATAGTATATGTTCAAATTCTTGTCTTATCTTCTTTTTGATTCCATCACTTGCATTTAGGTTAGAAAGTTCTATTTCTACAGGTGAATCGTTTGAGTCTGATACTATTGCTTCATTAACAATGTCTTCGATGGCACTATCTACCTCTGGATGAAGTGCCATTTCTCTATATCTTTTAATTAATTCAAATTCTGTTCTATATACACCTTCTAAATCTACATAAGAACCAAAAAATCCACTACTCATGTAGTGATCCACACTATCCTCATCATTTTGAGGAACTGGTGAGACTGCACTAGGTGGTAGTGGATTGTTATCTTCTATTGAAAATCCAAATAATTTTGCCATTATGTATTACTTATTGGTTTTTTATTATTTATCAATTAATTTCAGTACTAGTTTTATCTCCATTGTTAGATGATCCAGTTCCAGCTGTCCAGTATTGAACTTGGAATTCTACAGTATATTCTTCAATAGTATCAGAGCTATCATATGAAAGATCAATTTGTCCAACGCTTGTTGGAAAAATATCGAAAAATTTATATGTTCTTAGTGGAATTATGGCATCATTATTTCCTTGGTTAGATGATGCATTTGACTCAGCATTTGCACCTCTTCCAAGTTGATGAACATAAGCACTTGCCATATATTCGGATGGATCTACAATTCCAGTTGCATTCTCCAGTCTACTAATTTCATTCATCCATCTTTCAAAAGCAGTTCTAAGTTTAAAGTCTTCATCATTTATGATAGTGACTGTCCATGGATCAAAAGTTCTATCCCCAGCAACTTTTAATACTCTTCCTCTAAATGGAATATCTATTGGAGTAATATTTGATGCTGGAAGAGCTGCTGTTTTGCATAAAAACTTAAATGTGTCTGATTCTTGATCAGTACCAGTTCCCCAATAAGATTGTAATGCAGTTGGGAATGATGGAATTTCAACCTCAAATAAATTTGGTCTTGCACCACCACCAGCAAGTCTTGATTTGAATCCTGAAATAGTTCTGAGTGTAGACATTTTTTGAACCTCCTTTTTTTAGTTAATTATCTAATATCAAACTCTACCTGCTACTTCTTCAAAAGAAATTCCAGTTCTAGTAGCAACAAATGTAAGAGTTATGAAATTAATTGATCTCGTTGGCTTGAGGAAAATATCCGCTCTAAATTCATTATTATCAACTACATCTGGTGTATTATTAGTTTCATCACATATAACCAAGTAATCAAAGATTCCATTTTTAGCTTGAACATCTCTTAGATAGGGTTCAACAATGTTAACAAAGTTTGCTCTAGTTGATTGGTTATTGAGTTCAAACAGTTGAGATTGTGCGGCAGACTTAAGCGCCTGTTCAACGGTTAAGAACAATCTTCTTACATTAATTCTATCAAATGATGAATTATATGATAGTGCTGTTTTGTCACCAAATAGAAGTATTCCAACACCGGGTTGATTAATCACTGAGTTAATTCTATTCTTATAAAGAGTGTCTCTTTGATCCTTAGTTGGATTGTATGCAAGTTTGATTGCATTATTTAAAACCCCTCTCTGCTGTCCAGCTGGAGAAACCCAAGGATATGATGTTACATTTACTCTTGACATTAACCCTGCAATATCAGCATTACATGGAATATAACGGAATAGATTATTGAATCTATCGTAGGTGTACTTATATCCACTATCAAAAATAGCATATGAAGAAGAATTCAGTGGAGTGAAGAAATCAACTACATTGTTTGTTTGAGTTGATGTATTTGTTATATTTAAAACAGATGACTTATTTGGAGAAATTACAGCAACACAATCCTTTCTATTTTCTGCTATAGAAATTATTTTATTTGCCTTTGCTTGAGAATCTTCTTTTGATTCCAATCCAGGTCCACAAATCAAATAATCAACCTCTACTTCATCTGAATTATTAAATAAATCATATGCAGTAGATAGTTCTCCAAGAGATGCTTTATAACCACCTCCAGTATAGTCAGAACCATCTGCTAGTGAAAATGTCTTGTTTCCAATAGCATTAAATACAACACTTTGTGCATTTTTATTCCATCCACCATTAGCAATAGATACTTTAGTGAATGATTCTGAAGCAACTCCAGAATATGTTGTAAATCCGGTTACTACAGGAGATACATTATTTAATGTGTCATTCGAAGTATAATAATTTGAACCAGAATAAACATATCCAGAATAATTTGCCAAATAATTTCTATACCATGTCTTCACTGGAGAATTTGAACTTGATATTGAGTCAAGTGCTTTTGACAATGATATGTGCTTCTCTAGAATATTTCCTTGAATTCCTGTCAAAGAACCAGTGTCATCAATAACTACAACATGTAAAGCATCATTTTTAGAATTTCTGTTCAAAGCATATTGAGTTGTTACTGGTTTTGGTGCGATAGATTTCCAGTATAAAGTAGAATTGGTAAGATTTAAAGTTTGTTCATCATACCAATCTTTAATGGTTGCTGCAGAAATTGCAGTTCCTGTGGAAACTCCACTATTATTTACGAATTGGAGAGTGTCTGATGCTCTAAATTCGCCAACTCTTGAATTTTGTGTATAGTCTATTTGAGTTTCTGTTCCACCAGAAGAAACTCTAGATACAATCTTTACTTCAACATCTATTCTACCTGTAACAGTAGATACTCCGGTTATTATACCTTTTAAATGTCCATTGAAAGTTGAAGTTGTGCCTGTACCAGCAACTACAATATTTGTTAGTGGAGCAGTAACTCCATAACCAACAACAGCACCAACAGTTTCTGGATCTGCTGTTGTGCTGATTCCTATAATTTGATCTGCTTTATCATCAATCATGCAAACTTTAAGTTCGTTTGCCCATGTTCCAGGATTCTTTGCAGCAAAATGATAATTTCCAGTTTCCTGTGTGCTATAATCTTCAAAATTTTTAATAGAAACAGTTGAAGTTGTATTGTATCCAACTCTTGCATTCTTTAGATTTGCATCATTAACTCTTACTACCTTAAGAATACCTCCATAAGAAAGAAAAGATGATGCACTCATCCAATACTCGTATTGTGAGTCAGTTGATATTGGCTTTCCGAATGTGTTAATTAACTCTTGTTCTGTAGCAATTGTTGTAACCTCAGATACTGGTCCAATTGAAAAAGGTCCAGCAATTGCACCAATATTATCTAAAACATTATCAACTCTTCCTACTGTTAAATCAACCTCTCTGACTAAAATGCCTGGAGATAATTGAGGAGTCGCCATGTTTTTCTCCGTAAATTCTCAGTTTATCTAAAAAATATTTATTAAAAAAATACTTTACGGCGGGTAAACATGACGAAAACATTACCAATCAGGATATTCCCAATTTGTTTTATAAAAAACTTTCTTTTCCTTTCTATTCTTTAAAATTCTTTTAACCGAACAATCCTTACACTCATAAGAATAAGATGATGCAACTGGACCTCTATCTTTTCTGGTTCTATAGAAATCATCTATTAGATTTTTAGATTTTCCGCAGGTTCTACATGTCCTATCTAATAAAAGTAAATGTCCTAATCTTAGTTGCTTATCAAAATCCATCATGACATGTACTCCCACATATGAGACATGTCTCCATATTCATCAGTAAACCACCTATCCCCATTTATATCTGTGAAATTATTTTCATCATCAATTCCATTTACAACAAAACCAAAAGGTGACATATCTTGTTCTATCTGATTTTTTTGTTCTTCATATAATCTTTTTCTAACATCTTGATCTGTGAGTTCTTTAAAATAATCTTGTGCAACTAACCAAGCGTAAATAACCAAACACATCGCAAGATCATCATTACACCCTTCTTCTGCCTCGAATGAATTGTGTTTTTGTATAAATGTTGTTAATTCTGAAATAATATCATAGTCATTAAAATAAAGTTTATCCTCTTCAATCATAGTTTTGAGATTGAGGCATCCAACTTTTTTAACAGTTTTTGACATTTTTACGCCCAATTGTGTCTTCTTTCCAGAAAAACCCTGTCCAACAATTTGTCCAGCACGCCCTCTCATGGAGCACATTAAAAGATTTTTGTATTCCAAATCATATTGCAAAATACTTGCAACTTGATCTCCAACATCATTAACCTCACATAGAATATATGCTTCATTATAACTTTTTCCAATTTCTTCTATTATACTTGGAAATAGCATTGGTTTAATTTCATTATTCCTATACTTTGCAACTACCTTATGTGGAAATTGAGTGATGTCAACTACAGTAAAAGCAGAATAATCGTTTCCAACACCTCTAGCAACGTCTACAGTGATTAAATAATCGTGATTGGTTATTGGGTCTTCATATACATCTAAACCCGCACTACGTGTCTTAGGATGATCGTAGACAAAGTTTCTAAGTTTAGATGGTGCTATCAAAGTATCTACAGATCCCAAAAATTCGCATTCAAATTCAACTTTAAATTGCTGTTCAGAAGTATTAGATATTGTTTGTTTCTTCCATTCCTCATCTCTTCCGGGAACTTCACTCCAATGAACATCTGTAAATATGTACTCATTTTTACCTTTCTCTGCATCATGCCACATTCGGTAGAAATGATTCATACCATGTGGAGTTGATACTATAATTACTTTTGTATTTTTACCTGAAGTAATTGTTGGGTATACTGAAGCGAAGAATGAATCTGCAATATGATTTGGGACGAAAGCAAATTCATCCAAAAATAATATATTGAATGACATACCACGAACTGCAGAAGCAGAAGTAGAAGCAGCCAAGATCTTACTTCCGTTTTCAAGTTCCAAAGAACCCTTGTTCCAAGAGATAATTCCCTGTTGCATCCACTTTGGTAAATTTTCATATGCAGTCTGCAATCTATCTAATAGTTCTCTAGCAGTTGCCGCTTTGTTTGCCAGAATACCTATATTTACATTATCATTAAATACTGCATAATGTAGAAGAAAAGATACTACTGTAGTTGACTTTCCTGTCTGACGAGGCATCTTGCAGATATTAAATCTATGCTCATGAAAACGATTTACAAGTTTTTCCTGAAATGGATACATTTGAAATGGTTGTAATCCATGATCAAGAGTTACAATTTTTACATAATTTTTTGCAAAATAAACTGGATCATTTTGGCATTTAACAAATTCGAGAATTTGTTCTTCAGTAAATTCAATAGCAGTATTTGCTTTTTTTAAAAGGGGATTACCAAGATATACATCAGACATAAAAAACCTACCTAGTTATCAATTACAATTCCAACGGCGAAGTGCTTTGTTAATTCTAGAATCTGGATCTTTTGCTGTCTTTGATGAAGTAAGTTTAGATTTCATCCCTTTCATGCGACGGCAAAATGAAGCACGACGTTCTGCTCTTTTTCCTGTTGGATTTTTTTCAGTTACTGCAGTTTGAAGTTTAGAACCAGGATTCTCACGCCTATATGCATTAACTGCCGACTGACTTAACCCATCAGTTTTGTCTTGGCGATTTACTTTCTGCCAATCTTCGTCAACTTCAACATTCTCTCCCATAGGTTTAACATAGTTTTTATTATATCCTGGTTTTGCTGCACTACCTCCTTGAAATAATGGCTCACCTGGTTTAAACTCAGAAATTGAATGATAAACTACGCTACTTCCTGGATATACTTTTTGAATTTCATCATTAATTTCCTTACGTGATGGAATTTTTAATTGTGGGAAAAATATTTTTAAAGAATAATATCTTCCCTTCCAAGTTAAAGTTACAGAAACT